GCAGGCTGCCATCCGTTACGCGTCGGTGGAGCTTGAAGAGATCGAGACACTGGTCGCCGACCTGACCGAGGGTGCGATCAAGTCCGTGCGCAGCCCCAAGATGAAGTCATGGGTGATTGACCGGGTCGGCCCGCAAGCTTTAAAGATGATGGAGACGTACAAGGACGGCGACTTGAAGTATTCTATCGACAAGTCCGTCCGTGCCAATTTACTGGCTTTTGCCGAGGAAAACCCCGATGAGATTCCGACCACTGTTGCGGACGTCATTCAATGCGCAGATGACCTCTGGGCGTCGTCAGTTGCGAAGTTCAGCCGCCTTGCGAGCCTGGCAGACGAAGACGATCACCGAGTACGAGGTGCTTTCGTATTTGCAGGAGGCTCTGCCACCGGACGTGCTTCAAGCTATGGCGCTCAATTACACAATATGTCGCGGAAATGCGCCGAAGACCCAGAAGCAATACGCCACGCTATGGTCAGAGGCCACAGCATCACCCCAAGATTTGGAAAACGCGTTACGGATGTTCTCCGGGGAATGCTCAGGCCCGCACTGATACCTGCGCCGGGGAAAGTATTTGTTGGTTACGACTGGTCGGCTATCGAGGCAAGAATGACGCCGTGGGCGTCAGCCGATGCGCAGGCCGAGGAGGTGTTGCAAGTCTTTCGTGAAGGTCGCGACATCTACAAGCGTGAGGCCGCGGGTATTTATCGCATTAGTGAAGAAACAGTATCAAAAGAGCAACGCCAGATAGGGAAAGTCGCAATCCTCAGTCTAGGATTTGGGGGGTCTGTCGGCGCTTTTTCAGCGATGGGTCGCAACTACGGCATTGTTATGCCCGAGTCGGACTCCCGCCGCATTGTAGACGCTTGGCGTCGCGCTAATGCGTGGGCAGTGCGTTACTGGGAGAAGCTTGAGAGCGCCTACACACGGGCGCTACGCAACCCGAACCGCGAGTTCTCAGCCGGTCGGGTCACCTACCTGTACGACGGTCAACACCTCTGGTATGCGCTGCCCAGTGGGCGCATCCTGTGCTATCCATTTGCTAAGTTTGAGGGTGACGAGATCACGTACGTCAAAGCAGCCTGGAAGCCGGCAGCTGATGCGAAGGAATGGCCACGGGCACGCTTGTGGCGCGGGCTCGCTTGCGAAAATATAACTCAGGCTGCTGCGCACGATTTGTTGCGCGAGACATTGCGCGCGTTAGACCGGGAAGGGTTCGCGGTCGTAGCGCACGTGCATGATGAAGCGGTCGTGGAGTGCGATGCAGCGGACGCCGAACGCGTCAGCGCGCGGATGCACGAAATAATGACGACAGCGCCTGTGTGGGCCAAAGGATTGCCGCTTGCTGCCGAGGGCAGTATAATGTTACGCTACGGCAAGTAACTTTAGTGAGGGCACAATGATTACGCAAAAACGGCTAAAAGAGCTGTTGCATTATGCGCCTGAAACCGGCGTGTTTACGTGGAAAGTTAGCCATCCTAGAGCGCAGCAAGGCGCAGTTGCCGGGACCAAAGACGGTTATGGTTACGTTGTGATTCGACTAGACACTGTGCTGTATAAAGCGCATCGTTTAGCATGGCTTTACGTGTATGGTGAATGGCCTGCAAGAGGTTTAGATCACATAAACCGCATCAAAGACGACAATCAGATAAACAATTTGCGGCTTGCAGATCAATCGACGAACATGCACAATGTTCCGGTTCGATCCGGCAGTAAAAGTGGGGTGTCGGGCGTCACGTGGCGCGCAGATCGCAAGAAGTGGAACGCGCGCATCAAAGTAGGCTACAAAAATTTTAATCTGGGTTTGTTCGACGATGTGTCGGCTGCGATTGCTGCACGGCACGCTGCCGAAACACGGTTGTTAAGCGCCATCAAATAAAAAAGCCGCCTGGCAGGGCGGCTCTTTCAACTACAAGGACTGCAATGGAATTCCTAGAATTTTATACTAATCTGGCCCCGATGGGTGAGACGGCGCTCATTGTGCGCCAAAAGCCACAACTGAAGTCCGGTCAGCTGCAATTTCACGCCGACGGCGCAATCAAATGCACTTGGCCGGCTTATCTGCCGGACTACCCGACCAAACCCGATTGGGCGATCTACGGCAACACGGCAAGCTTCATTGTTGACCGGTTCAAGGACGGGCATGTGTCCGCGTCAGCAGCCAATGCCGACTACGTTCTCGTCATGGTTTTGGATGACGTCGGCGACCCCGAGAAGGCGCCGAACCTGCCGAGCCTGCCGCCGACATGGATCATGGAGACGTCCGAGGGGTCGTTCCAGTGGGGTTACGCATTCTCAGAGCAGCCGACCACCGGCGAGTATGCTGCGGCCATCCGAGCCATTGCGGACGCCGGCTATACGGATCCTGGTGCCTGCAACGCGGTGCGCAACTGGCGTCTGCCGGGGTCGATCAACTTAAAACCCAACAAAAATAACTTCGCCGCTCGGCTAGTCGAGTTCCACCCCGACCGCGAGTACAGCCTGCCCGAGATTTGCGTAGCTCTTGGCGTCACCCCAGCGCCTGCCGAGTCGCTAGGCGTGCGTCCTATCCGTTTGTCCGACGATGGCGCTGACGATGTGATGGCGTGGCTCTCGCATCAGGGCGTGCTGTTGTCGTTGCCAAACCCTGCCGGATGGGCGGGCGTCCTGTGCCCGAACAAGGACGAGCATACCGATGGCAACCCAGAGGGGCGCTACAGCCCGTCAACGCGCTCTTACCGGTGCCTGCATAGTCACTGCGTTGATTTTGACTCTCACGCGTTTCTCGATTGGGTCGCTGCCAATGGTGGGCCAAAGCACGCGCCTGGTCTGCGTGAGGAGCTGCTGGCGGCGGTGATGGATCAGACGCTTGCAAAACTGACGCCGACCGAAGCCTTTCCTGACAAGGGCGCCGAGGTGATCGCCGAGGTTGAGAAAAAACAACTGGATAGGGTCGAGAAGGAGAGCTGGTATGAGCGTTTTGCGTACATTCAGGATGATGATTCGTACTTTGACATGCTGGATAGACGCGAGATTAGTCGCAATACTTTTAATGCACTCTTTCGGCACGTTACCTGTCACTCCATCCACAAGGGCAAAACGCCGCGCCGAATTGAGGCGTCTACATGCTTTGACGAAAACCGACAGGCGAAAGGCGCGCTCGCTCTAGCCGGTATTACTTACGCTGCCGGCGAGACGGTGCTGGTGTCGCGTGACGGGCAAGTCTACGGCAACCGATGGTCGGATGGCCGTCCGGCGTGCGTAGCTGGCGATGTAACACCTTGGTTAGACCATCTGCAGCGGATGGTGCCCGAAGCGTTTGAGCGGGAGCATTTGCTCGACGTTATAGCGCACAAGGTGCAGCGCCCAGACGTCAAGATCAATCACGCGATTCTGCACATTGGCCGGCAGGGCAGCGGCAAAGATACGCTATACGAGCCGTTTTTATGGGCTGTTGGGGGTGCTCGCGCTAGCCGGCGTAACGTGGCTATCGTGCGCAATGAGGAAATTACGTCTCAATGGGGCTACAACTACGAGTCCGAAATTATGGTGTTCGAAGAGCTGCGGCAAGCGGAAGCGAAAGACCGGCGCGCGCTCGAGAACCACCTGAAGCCCATCATTGCGGCGCCGCCTGAGTTTGTAACCGTTAACCGCAAAGGCTTGCACCCGTATCAGGCACTGAACCGAATGCTAGTGCTGGCATTCTCGAATGAGCGCGTGCCTTTGTCGCTGCCGTCCGAAGACCGCCGCTGGTTTGTCGTGTACTCGGACGCGCCGCGCATGACCGAGGAGGAAGGCGCCCGCTTGTGGCGCTGGCTGGATAATGGCGGCTGTTCGGCGGTCGCGGCGTGGCTCTATGAGCGTGACGTGAGCAAATTCAACCCGGGCGGCACTCCACCACTGACCGAGGCGAAAATAATCATGGTCGAGCAGGGCAGGTCAACGGCTGAGTCGTACCTTGTCGAGATGATCGAGCGCCGCTTGGGCGAGTTCTCTGCGGGCGTGGTGGCCGCACCGTTTTATAGCCTGTGCGACCGGCTGCAGGGCGGCGCACCGATGAATACCCGCGTGGTACAGCAGGCGCTACTGCATGCGCTGAAAGAGGCCGGCTGGGTCGATATGGGGCGCATAAAGTCGAGGGAGTTTGACACCCGCAAGCACATTATCTGCGCGCCAGAGCTAGCCGACACGGCGAGCAAGTCAGAATTGCGCCGCATGGTCGAAGAAACACCACCGCCGTCCGCTGTTCGCCTGGTCAAATAGACGTAAAAAAAGCCCGCCGGAAGGCGGGCCAAAACCGAAGGATGGCCCGAAGGGCCAGCGGCCGGAGAGTAGCCGCGTCACAACCCTAGCACGATGGCGAGCATGGCCGCAAGTATCAATCCGATGAGAGCGAACATGCGGCATTCTCCTCAATGTCACGGATAATCGTATCTTTGAGCAGGTCGACCACGTCAACCCCGCCGGCGTACGCGTGAATGAGCCACGCATTACCAGCAAACCCGACAGACCGGTCTGCGGGTTCCCAGTCGACAAAGCAGAGCAGTTCGGTGTCGCCGTGTGTGTAGGTGTACGGCCAGAGATGCGCCGGGTACCAGGGCGCCGAAGTGTCAATCGTCGTTTTGCGCATAGTTCACTCCATGGTCGGTTAATAAGTACTGCAGCCGGCTAATTTCCCGCTCCAGCGCGTCAATTTGCTGCAGCGCGTGCGCCAGATCGTAATTGCCGGCCATGTAAGCCGCGCGTTCGCGTTCGTCAAGTGTTAGATAATCTTTAATCGTTTGCATGTTATCTCCTTAAATTTCACGGTAAAGCGGAGGGATTAGACCGATTCCACATAAAACCGCTTCAGCGCGGGCGGCTTCTTCAGTCTTAAAATAGGCGCGATGCCCGCTTGAATAAATGACAGTCCAGTATATTTTGTGCATGTTAGTTACCATAATGCCTCTCCGTGGCTTTCGATTGTCGGAATCTGGCGCGCCGGTACAGGCACGCGCCGTGTGATATACCGGCCATTGGCCGGCGGAAAATCTTGCCAGCGGATCACTTCGTTGAAGCAATCCAGCTGGCCGTACTGCAGGCGATAGCGCATCACGCCGCCAATTTGATGCGAATTACCTTGCTCATCTTGACGCCGTGCGCCGGATAAGCAATTACTTTAATTTTCTTGTCATAGCAGGCACGGCACGGGCCACATGCGCCGCCATTGTCATAAGCGCCGCACAATGTCATACCGCGCTTGACATCGTCGGGCGTGGGCACGATCACGGAACCGTGAAGGCCTTTTGTGTACTGGCCAGTGACGCTGTCGGATGAAAACCGCACGCATACATTTTTCAGCGCCTGCATTTCAGACAGTACCTGCCGAAACTTCGGAAACTTGTGCATGCGCGTCGGGAGCCAATGTTTTACCCATGGCGTGCGGCGCATAACTTCGAGTATTTTTTCAGCCAAAGCGAGCGTATACATATCGCCGGAATCAAACCAGCGGAAATGCGTATCTTTGGCTAGTTCCTGAACCATATCGTCGCACCATTCGATCCGCTGCCAGTCTTCCTTATTGTGCCTGCGCGGTGCCTTGACATTCTCAAACCTATAGTTGCCGGTAGTGGCATAACAGCCTGCGCAGGCGTCGACCAGCTGGCCAGGCGCCGCGATACTACCTGGGCATGTTTCGAGCGCCTGCAGAGACCATGAGCGCACGCCGTCAAGTTTTGAAGTAACAGAGATTTTCATTTGGTCGGTTCCCCTAGTTAGTTAGTAAGCCAGCAACATAAAGACAAATAGCGCGAGTGATGCAAAGCCGAACACGGCGCAAGCGATTTCGAGAATGGTAGGTTTCATTTTTGGCCTTTCAATGATTTATTGAGCGCCTGCAGATATTGCAGGATTGGCACCGCTGAGTATTTGTCGCGGTTTATTTTGTCTGCAATAGCAGGGTTGAACGTCTCAAAAATGGCGTTGCCGGTGGCGTTCTCTACAATTACCCATGAAGCGGTTTTCATGTTTTTCTCCGGTTTGCTTAAAAAATAGGCAGTTATTTTGCTACACAATGTTTTGCTGCTGAAACCATTATAGCGGCACAAAAATAAATGTCAAGGATTGTTTTGCATTTATTTTGGTGTCTTTTTGTGACAGAAATGGGCGGATTGTGGCCGCCAAAAAACGCCCCATTTGACCCACGGCGAAACCTAGTCTGCGAGCGGCTTTTGGCATTTTGTGGACTATGTGACAGATTATTCTGTAAAGCTGATTTTTGTGTTTTTTCATTATCATTATGGCAATATTGTCAGGAATAGGACCGCGTTTACAGTAGCCGGTGCGATTTTAAACCATGGCCCACATTGCCCACATTGCCCACATAGCAGAATGACAACAAATAAAGTTATCCACAGATTTGATAACATTATGCTAACAGTTAGTGCTCACTAACCTGGTTAGTTAGTGCTCACTAACTTTGTAAGTGAGTACTCACTAACCTAATTAGTTAGTGCTTACTAACTTGCCAGGCTGACAACCATGTAAGTGAGTGCTCACTAACCTGGGGGGCGGGGGGCCGGCGGCTGGCCGGTCACGAAAACGGAGGGTCTGCACAAAATTTTTTATTTTTTACACGCAGCCAACGACCACCAGAAAAATAGCCCACATTGCCCACAAATTGACATCACGCGCAAATGCGCTAATATGCAGCCATGTTCAAATCCATCCCGTTCACCCCGCGCAAAGTCGAGGCGACCGAAGCCAGGCTGCAGGCCATCTATGACGCGGCTGCGCTTGGACTCAAGGGCGACTCGCTCGCGCTGGCTGCTGGTATGCTGCCCACCGAGTTCAGGCAGCTGTGCGAGCTTGACCCGGCTGCGGACATGGCCGCCATGAAAGGCCGCGCCGACAGTGAGATGGAGGCAAGTAGCCACCTGCGCGAAGCAGCCCGCGCTGGCGACAGCAAGGCGGCGCTCGCGATCCTGCAGCACAGCCACGGTTGGACGGCCCGCCAAGAGATTAGCGTCGACATCACGAACAAGATCAGCATCACGCAGGCGCTGCAGCAGGCACAAGAGCGCGTCATCGACGGGCTGATTACGGAACAGAAACCTCAACAGCTACCCACTAAAGTGACGAATGGCGCAACAGCCGATCTATGACGCCGAGGGCGAGCAGCTCCTAATGACGCGCCTCTGGGCGCCGACCATCGCTGACGACCCCGAGGCGTTCGTGTTGTTTGCGTTCCCGTGGGGGCAACCCAACACGCCGCTGGCCAAGTTCAAAGGCCCGCGCACCTGGCAGCGCAAGATACTGCGCAGGATAGCTAGCCATATTAAAAACAACCGTGGTCAGATTGACATGGACGCCCTACGCACTGCAGTCGCGTCCGGTCGAGGGATCGGTAAGTCCGCCTTAGTCAGCTGGCTCGTCTTGTGGATGCTGTCCACCCGCATCGGGTCTAGTGTGATCGTCAGCGCCAACTCAGAAGCCCAGCTTAGATCCGTGACATGGGGTGAGCTAACCAAGTGGCAGGCGATGGTGATTAACAGCCACTGGTGGGAGATCAGCGCAACCAAACTGGTGCCTGCCAAATGGATCACGGAGTTGGTTGAGCGCGACTTGAAGAAAGGTACGCGTTACTGGGCGGCTGAAGGCAAGCTCTGGTCGGAAGAGAATCCGGACAGCTACGCCGGTGTTCACAACCACGACGGCATGATGCTGATCTTCGACGAGGCCTCAGGTATCCCCGACGCCATCTGGTCGGTCGGTGCGGGCTTCTTTACCGAACCCATTTTAGACAGGTATTGGTTTGCGTTTTCCAACCCCCGGCGTAATCAAGGCTATTTCTACGAGTGCTTCAACGCCAAGCGTAACTTCTGGCACACGGAGAACATTGACTCCCGAACGGTCGAGGACACGGACAAGCAGATATATGAGCAGATCATTGCGGAATATGGCGAGGATTCGCCACAGGCTAGGGTTGAGGTCTACGGTGAATTCCCTTCGGCTGGCGAAGATCAGTTTATTGGTGCGTCTGCTGTCGACGATGCCGCCAACCGGCCACGCTACAAGGACGAGACGGCGCCAATTGTTGTCGGCGTTGACCCAGCTCGCGGCGGCGCGGACGCCACCGTCATCGTCGTCCGACAAGGACGGGATCTAGTCGCGATCAAGCGGTACCACGGCGAGGACACCATGACGACCGTTGGCCGGGTGATTGACGCCATCGAAGAGTACCGGCCAGCACTGACGGTAATCGATGAAGGTGGTCTGGGCTACGGGGTACTTGACAGGCTAAAAGAACAGCGTTACAAGGTGCGGGGAGTGAACTTCGGATGGAAGTCGAGCAAGCCCGTCATGTGGGGCAACAAGCGTGCTGAGATGTGGGGTGCAATGAAGGATTGGCTGCGAACGGCCAGTATCCCCAACGATAGGCAACTAAAAGCCGACCTGACCGGCCCGATGAAAAAGCCCGACTCGTCGGGAACAATCTATCTGGAAGGCAAGAAAGAAATGAAGTCGCGTGGCCTCGCGTCACCGGACGCCGCCGACGCACTGGCAGTGACGTTCGCGTTCCCGGTGGCGAGTCGTGAGTCGGGGTACGAGCGGGCGACGAAGCGCAGCGATGGGTATCAGCAGCGAACAATCGCCGCGACCAATTGGATGGGGGCGTAATGACAACGAAAAAAGGTGTGTCGTTAAGCGTTGGCCGGGGCGAGAAGCTGCCCGTCAGTAAGGGCGCCGGCCTAACAGCCAAAGGGCGAGAGAAGTACAACCGCGAGACAGGCAGCAACTTGAAGGCACCGGCGCCGCACCCGAAGACAAAGGCTGATGAGGGTAGGAAAAAGTCGTTCTGCGCCAGAATGGGGGCCGTTGCTGCCAAGGCTAAAGACGGCGAACGCGCGAAAGCGTCACTTAAACGATGGAAGTGCTGATTATGGCGACTAAACCTGGGCTGTACGCGAACATTCACGCTAAACGCGAGCGGATTAAGGCCGGATCGGGCGAAAAAATGCGCAAACCCGGCTCGCCTGGCGCGCCGACTAACAAAGACTTCAAGCAATCGGCCAAAACGGCTAAAAAGGGGAAGTAAGATGCCGCTCGTAAAGTCATCTAGCAAAGACGCCTTCCGGAAAAATGTAGCCGCTGAGGTAAAATCCGGAAAATCGGTGAAACAAAGTGTGGCCATCGCGTATGCGACCAAGCGCGCAGCCGCCAAACCAGCGAAAAAGATGAAGTAAATGGATCTCTCGCCCGACGAACAAGCAGTCATTGACTACCACAGGTCAAACCTGTACCAGAACCGGGGGATGAAGAACCCCGATGGGTCAATTACGACGTTCAAAGGGTCGGTTGTAGGCGCCGATGGCGGCCATATGATCCTACCAACTTACTGGCATGGGCAGGTTAGAGATATTCCCCAAGCCATGCGTTTTGCCATAAAATCCGGCATAAAGTTCCCCATCTACCCAACAGTTGAAGAAGCATTGGCCGCTGAACAGCGCCTGCACGGCATTATGGAGCAGGATTTGCGTGACTATAACGCGCGACCACAACCAAAAAAGATGAAGTAAATGGACTATACCGGCATAAATAAGGCAGCAAAAGTCGCCGATATCGGTGGAAATCCACCGCCCGACGACATCAAAAAAGACACACAGGATGTGTTGTCGACCATGCGAAAGCGCCTGCAAATGGCGATTTCTGCGCTGTCTGAGAGCCGAGAAGACGAACTAGACGACCTGCGCTTCTATGCAGGCTCGCCGGACAACCACTGGCAGTGGCCGGCAGATGTTCTGGCCACCCGTGGTGCAGTGCAAGGGCAGACGATCAACGCCCGTCCGACACTGACGATCAACAAGCTGCCGCAACATGTCCGACAAGTCACGAACGACCAAAGACAAAACCGTCCGAGCGGCAAAGTTATACCCGCTGACGACAACGCCGACCCAGAAGTCGCCGAAATCTACAACGGCATGGTCAGGCACATCGAGTACATCTCGGATGCCGACGTTGCCTACGACACCGCCTGCGAGAACCAAGTAAGCTACGGCGAAGGTTACATCCGCATCCTGACCGAGTATTGCGACGACGACACGTTCGATCAAGACATCAAGATCGCACGGGTACGCAACTCGTTTTCGGTCTACATGGACCCCACCATCCAAGACCCCTGCGGTGCAGATGCTAAGTGGTGCTTCATTACCGAAGACCTGCAACGCGCCGAGTACGAGCGCATGTTCCCCAACGCAAGCCCTATCTCGACCTTGCAGGCGCAGGGTGTGGGCGACCAATCGATCTCGGTCTGGATCAACCAGGACACCGTGCGTATTGCTGAGTATTACTACGTCGAGTACGACAACGCGACACTGAACCTGTACCCCGGCAACGTGACAGCTTTTGAAGGTTCGCCCGAAGCTCGCCAGATGAAGCAGATGGGTGTCAAGCCTGTGCGTAAGCGTCAGGTACACGCCAAGCGGGTCAAGTGGTGCAAAACCAACGGCTACGAGATGTTGGAAGAGCAGGATTGGATCGGCAAGTGGATCCCGGTCGTGCGCGTCATTGGTAACGAGTTTGAAGTTGACGGCAAGCTGTACGTGTCGGGTCTGGTGCGTAATGCTAAAGACGCCCAGCGCATGTACAACTACTGGACGAGCCAAGAGGCCGAGATGCTAGCCTTGGCACCCAAAGCGCCATTCATTGGTTATGGTGGCCAGTTTGAAGGCTACGAGATGCAGTGGAAGACGGCCAACACGCAGAACTGGCCGTATCTGGAGGTCAATCCAGACGTAACAGACGGCTCTGGAGCTGTCCTGCCGCTGCCACAACGTGCCGCCCCACCGCTGCCGCAGACCGGCCTGATTCAGGCCAAGATGGGCGCCTCAGACGACATCAAGTCGACCACGGGGCAGTACGACACTAGTCTTGGAGCGACATCGAATGAGCGTTCGGGCAAGGCGATTATGGCGCGCGAGCGTCAGTCTGACACTGGCACTTATCATTACGTGGACAATCTGGCACGGGCTATTAGGCACGTCACTCGCCAGATTGTTGACCTGATCCCGAAGATTTACGACACCCAGCGGGTTGCCCGCATTATTGGCGTGGACGGCGACACCGACATGGTCAAGCTCGACCCCACCCAGCCAATGCCAGTCAAGAAGATCGTGGATCAGAACAACATCGAGATCGACAAGATATACAACCCCGGCGTAGGTAAGTACGACGTCGTGGTGACCACCGGCCCGTCCTACATGACCAAGCGTCAGGAGGCACTGGACGCGATGGGCATGATCCTGCAGTCCAACCCGCAGCTCTGGCAAGTCGCCGGCGACCTGTTCATCAAGAACATGGATTGGCCAGGCGCACAAGAGATGGCCGAACGGTTTGCTCGCGTCATCGACCCGAAAGTGCTGGGCGATGGTTCGGACGACAGCCCCGAGATGCAGATGGCCAAGCAGCAGATCGAGGCGATGGGCCAAGAGCTGGATCAGCTCCAGCAGATGCTGCAAAACGTCGGCAAGTCGGTCGAGGTGCAGGACTTGGAGCGCAAGAACTTCGAGGCCGAGATCAAGGCGTATCAGGCTGAGACACAGCGGCTGACTGCCATATCTGGCGCTATGAATCCCGAACAGGTGCAAGAAGTCGTCATGCAGACTCTGCGTGATGTGATGACCACAGGTGACTTGGTGATGCAGCAGCAGAGCCAGCAGCTGATGGGCGACATGGCCATGCCGCAGGAAATGCCGCAAGAAATGCAGCAAATGCCGCCTGAAATGGGTATGATCCCACCTGAATCGGCTGAAATGCCGCCAGAAATGATGAATATGCCGCCTCAGGAGCCAATGGTATGAACGCCGCAGACTTTGTAGGTACGCTGTTTTTGGGTCGTGATGTGGCTCATTCAGTGCATCTGAACACCCGCAGTTACGCCAAACACAAGGCGTTGCAGAAGTTTTACGACGGTATTGTTGATTTAGCGGACAGTTTTGCTGAAGCTTATCAGGGCAAGTACGGCCTGATCGGCCCAATTACGTTGCAGTCTGCCAAAAAGCAGGGCAATATTTTGGAATTCCTGCAGGATCAGCTAGATGAAATACATGCTGCGCGCTACAAGGTCGTCGATAAGGAATGCACGGCAATCCACAATATCATCGACGAAATTGAAGGGCTGTACATGTCAACGCTCTATAAATTGAAGTTTCTTGCTTGAGGTAAAACATGGCAAATTACACCTATATCACGGCTTCGGCCAACATTAAACCGATGGCGGGTAAGCTGAAGGGTATTTTTGTCAGCGCAGCTTCTAGCACCCCGACCATTACTGTCTACGACTCAGCTGCAGCGACCACGACTACCACGATTTTGGGAACGTTCACGCCGGCTGCTGCCACGTCATACCTGCTGCCGCTCGACGGCGCGTATGCTAAAAATGGCATTTATGTTGTAATCAGTGGTACAGTAAACGCAACAGTTATTTACGAGTAAATCGAAATACCGCACAGGTGCGGCACACCTGGGATTCTTTAGGAATCGACAATGTCTGACGAAGTACAAAATGAACTAGCGGCAGTGCCCGCGCCGGAACCGGAACCGACGGCAGTACCGGAACCCGAAGCAGTTGCGCCGGAAACTGAAGAGCCAAAACCAGCTAAAGTCTTCACACAAGAAGAGCTCGATGCTGCGATTGGCAAGCGGCTTGCAAGAGAACAGCGTAAGTGGGAAAGAGAACAGGCACGTCGAGCGCAAGAAGCGCCTGCCGCACCTGCCGAACTCCCACCGGTTGAGAATTTTAACTCTGTCGATGAATACGCCGAAGCATTGGCGGTTCGTAAAGCAGAAGAATTGCTCGCCAGACGTGAAGCTGATCGCGAACGCATGAGTATGCTTGAGGCATATCAGGATCGTGAAGAGGACGCGCGGACTAAGTATGAGGACTTTGAACAAGTCGCATACAACCCCGCACTGCCGATTACGAGAGAGATGGCTGAGACTATTCAATCGTCTGATGTCGGCCCCGAACTAGCGTATTACTTGGGTTCGCACCCAAGCGAAGCTAGCCGGATTTCACGCTTATCGCCTATTCTGCAGGCCAAAGAAATCGGCAAACTAGAAGCTAAGATTGCTTCAGAACCGGTTTTAAAGAAAACAACTAGCGCCCCACCTCCGATAGCACCGATTAGCGGTCGTGGCACTGGCGCGCCGTCTTATGACACAACTGACCCACGTTCTATCAAGAACATGAGTACGTCAGAGTGGATTGAGGCAGAGCGCCAGCGTCAAATCAAAAAGTGGGAAGCTCAACGTAATCGCTAACTTTTTTTTAGGATATAAATCATGGCAAACTCGATTCTTACCATCGACATGATTACCCGCAAGGCTCTCGAAATCCTTGAGAACAACCTGGTAATCTCTCGTAACGTCAACCGCCAATACGACGACTCGTTCGCCGTTGAAGGTGCAAAAATTGGTTCCACTCTGCGTATCCGCTTGCCGGACCGCGCTTTGGTGACCGACGGTGCCGCCCTGCAAACTCAGGACGACAACGAACAGTACACCACACTGTCGGTGGCTTCGCAGAAGCATATCGGCATTAACTTCACTTCTGCCGAACTCACCATGCAGTTGGATGACTTTGCAGAGCGTGTTCTGAAGCCTCGTATTTCGCAGCTGGCTGCATCCATTGATGCTGACGTTGCTAATGCGTACAAGAACATCTTCAATTCCGTCGGCACCCCCGGCACCACCCCATCGACTTCGCTCGTTCTGCTGCAAGCGCAACAGAAACTGAACGAAAACGCTGCTGTGATGTCGCCACGTTACGCAACTGTTAACCCAGCTGCTAACGCCGGTCTGGTCGAAGGCATGAAAGGTCTGTTCAACCCAACCGACACCATCAGCCGCCAATTCAAGAACGGCATGATGGGCACAGGTGTTCTGGGCTTCGATGAAGTCAACATGTCTCAGTCGATCAAACAGCACACCACTGGTAGCTGGGGTACTTCGATCACTGTGACTTCAACTGTCACTACCGAAGGTCAGTCCACTCTGCCAATCAGCTTTACTGGTTCGAGCAAGACTTGGAACGTCGGCGACGTGTTCACCATTGCTGGTGTTAACGCTGTCAACCCACAGACCCGTGAGTCCACAGGTTCGCTGCAGCAGTTCGTTGTGACTGCTGTTGCTTCCGGCTCCTCGACTGCTACTCTGTCGATCAGCCCAGCTCTGTACTCCGCTGGTCAGGCTTTGGCCACTGTTGACGCTCTGCCTGTTTCGGGCGCTGTTGTCACCATGTTGGGTTCGGCTGCTACCCAGTACGCTCAAAACCTCGTCTATCACAAAGACGCAATCACGCTGGCTACCGCCGACCTGCTGATGCCACAAGGCGTCGACATGGCGTCACGTCAAGTTCATAACGGCATCTCGATGCGTATCGTTCGTCAATACGACATCAACAATGACCGTATGCCTTGCCGTATCGACGTTCTGTACGGCTACAGCACGATTCGTCCGCAAATGGCTTGCCGCATCTGGGGCTAAGTCTTGGTGGGGGCTTTGGCCCCCATTGACAACATCTTTTAAAGGAAAATTATCATGGCACTTCCTAATGGCGCTGGTGGCTATCAAATTGGTGATGGCAATATCAACGAAGCAATTATCAAGACGGTTCCTGTTCCCGCAACCGCAACTGCAACCGCTACTCTGACTGCTGCTCAAGTTCTGAACGGCATTCTGCTCGGTAGCCCAGGCACTTCGGCAGCTAGTTACACGCTGCCTACCGTGTCGGATCTGGAAGCAGCACTGCCTGCAGCAACTAAGCCCGGCGTGTCTTTTGACTTCTCAGTGGTTAACGTCGACGGCTCTAGCTCCGGCGTTATCACTCTGGTCGCAGGCACTGGCTGGACTATCGTTGGTCTGGCAACTGTTGTGGCTACTGCTGGTACGGCTCAAGCTTTCCGCGCGCGCAAGACCGGCGACGGCGCTTGGACTCTGTATCGTATGGCTTAATTTGACGGGGGCTTCGGCCCCTGTTTTTCAAAGGATAAATTATGTCAAATACGAAACCTATTGGTGTTGCGTATACTGACCAAGACATCATCGGTTCAGATTACGTTTTATCTAGTGGTCAACTAGGTTATACGACTACAGCTCAAGGCACAGTAACTCAGGCAACCAGCAAATCTACCGCTGTGACCCTGAATACTTCGGCGGGTCAAATTACAATGAACAACGCCGCTTTGGCGTCGGTTACCAACGTAACTTTTACCCTCAATAACTCACTTATCAGCAGCAACGATATTCTTATCCTTAATGTGTCCGGCGGTGCTACCTCCGGCGCGTATAACTGCTGGGTATCGGGGTTAAGTGCTGGTTCAGCGACTATCACTGTGCGTAATATTTCTGGCGGCTCGCTGTCAGAAGCAGTGGTGATTAACTTTGCTTTGATTCACTGTCAGTAATTAAGGCGGGGCTTCGGCCCCGTTCTACCCTATGCCTATATATTTACA